GCTGCTTGGCTCTCAGGCAGGCAAGAAGCTGGACCATCTCGTCCGCGACGTCATGGCAACCGGCGGCACTGTCCACTATCCCGACGGCGCAGCAGGGCGTGCAAACATCACCGCGGCAATGCCCCTGACCACCAAGATGGTATTCAAGGCAGCTGCAAACCTGCGTGCAAACAACGCACCCGACATCGGCGGCGACTACGTTGCAATCGTGCATCCCTATGTTGCCTATGACCTGATGACATCCGAAGGCTGGCTTGATGTACACAAGTACGCACAGCCCGACGAGATCTACGAGGGCGAAATCGGCAAGCTGGGCGGTGTGCGCTTTGTTGAAACCTCCGAGGCAAAAATCTTCGAAGGCGCAGGCGCATCCGGCGCTGACGTATACTGCACCTTCGTCATCGGTTCGGGCGCATACGGCGTAACCGAAGTATCCGGCGGCGGTCTGCAGCACATCGTTAAGCAGATGGGCGCAGGCGACGACCCCCTGAACCAGCGTGCAACCACCGGCTGGAAGGCCCTGAAGACCGCAGAGATTCTCGAAGATCAGTACATGGTCCGCATCGAGCACGGCTGCACCTTCAAGTAAGAAAGGAGATCCATTCAAATGGCATCTAAAACTGCAGTAGCAGAAGGCATGGAACGCATTACCGTGCCTCGCAAGCACAACGGCAACAACATCATGACCATTCAGATCAACGGCGGTACTCGCTGGCAGATCAAGCGTGGCGAGACCGTGGAAGTACCCGAACAGGTGGCACAGGTCATCCGCGAACGCCTTGAGGCTGAAGAAGCTGTTTACCGCACCATGGAGGCAGCTCGTTACTAAGACTTAAATGAAAGGGGAGCAGGACTTTACGCCTTGCTCCCCTTTTTCGTGCAATTAAGGGTATTTGGTGGGTTCAACTCCCGCCGATTGCACCGATAAACACCAACGGAGGTGGATTTTATGACAATTCAAGATGTTTTGGCGCGTGTGGCAGAGCTGAAGCCCAGCCAGTACACGGAAGAACAGCTGGTACGGTGGATTTCCGTACTGGAGCTGATCGCATACGAGGAGGTTGTGCAGTGGCATGCGGTGGATGCGGAGCGACCGAGCGCGTATGATCCCGAAGAGGATATGGACACCGAGCTGCGCATTCCTGACCCATATTCCGAGGTCTACATTCACTGGCTCATCGCGCAGATCGACTATCATAACGGGGATATGGCACGGTATCAGAACAGTATGATCGCCTACAACAGCGCCTACAGCACGTACGCCGATTGGTACAACAGGCAGCATGCGTCCAAACCCACGCGCCTGACGGTATATGGAGGTTGATTATGAGCGGATATTTACCCAACCTTCGCATCATCCCGCAGGACATCAAGATGGTGCAGGAATTCAAAGGCTATAACCACAACCCCGTCATCGGCGACGGAGAGTTTTACAACCAGCAGAACATCTCTGCGGACAGTTACCCGCTTTTGACATGCAGACAGCGGCGCACTTTGTCAGCTAAAATGCTGGGTGATGTTGTGACGATTGGTGCAGCCGACCACATGGCTTGGATTACAAACGGCATGTTTTGCTACAACGGCCAAGAAAAGTTCCCCGTGGATTCAGGGCGGACGGATGGAACGCAGCTGGTGCGCATGGGCGCATATATCTGCGTGTTTCCGCAAGGCACCGTTTATAACACGCAGGATGATACCTGGGAGAACATCCGCATTATCAACGAGAGCAAAAAGCCTGCGGATGGTTCTACCAATATTTCCGTGCAGGTCGTGTATCCTGTGGTCAACGCAAAGGGTGAAACCGAATGGGAAACCCCCGCGGGTAGCTGGACGGAGAGCGATGATGATCCCTACACGGAGACGACCAAGGACGGCGACTGGTGGCTGAAAACGTCTGTGAGACCGCCCGTACTTTACAGATGGTCCGAATCACATCAGATGTGGATTAGTGTGACGAATGCGTATCTTGCAATCGCGGCGGGATCTATCGGCTCCGGGCTTAAAGTGGGTGACGGTATCACCATCAGCGGCATTGAAGATTACAACGGCGTGACCTTTTCGCATCTGAACGGTACATACACAGTCGAAGGCTTTTGGATGGGCGGCAACTACATCGTGCTGAACGTGCCGTACCTGCCCGCGCTCAACATGATCATGGGCTGGACCATCGGTGATGTGGTGGTAGAGCGAAAGCTACCCCAAATGGACTACGTCTGCGAGATGGGCAATCGCCTGTACGGCTGTTCTACCGAAAACCACGAGATTTACGCTTCAAAGCTGGGTGATCCGCTCAACTGGAACGTGTTCCAAGGCGTGTCCACCGACAGCTACGCGGCAACTGTGGGTTCGCCCGGCGCCTTTACGGGCTGCATCGGCTACCGAAACAGTGTGATGTTCTTCAAAGAGGACTGCATCCACATCCTCACGGGCACGCGCCCTGCGACGTATCAGATCGATACGCTGGAGTGCAACGGCGTGCAGATGGAGTCTTCCAAGAGCCTTTGCATCGTCAACGAAACGCTTTACTTTAAGGGCGTTGACGGCTTCTATGCGTATTCGGGCGGTTTGCCGCAGTATGTTTCCAACGACATTGGGCAGGAACAGAACCGGTTCAACGTATGGGCGGCAGGTACGGACGGTACCAAGTATTATGCTGCACTGGGTATCGGCGATGCGAATGCCACCACTTCGGTTGACATCTTTGTTTATGACCCGCGACGCGGCGTATGGTGCAGAGAGGACAGCCACGCACTGGTACTTGACTTCGCATCCATCGGTACAAGCCTGTACTTTTTAAGCACAGACTTTGAATTCAGCTACATTTGGCGCGTCAGCGGTCAGGGCGACAACAATATCGGCAACATGTGGGAGACAGGCGAACTGGAAGGCGTGATTGAGTGGTCTGCGACCAGCGGTTTGATCGGGCTGGACTCCCCGTTTGGCAAGTATATCAGCCAAATCAGACTGCGCGGGCAGGTGGATCGCGGGTCCGTGTTCACTGTGCTGATCGATTACGACGAAAGCGGCAAGTTCCATGAGGTTGGACGCATCAGCGGCGAACGCCTGCGCTCGTTCAATCTTACTATCGCCACGAATCGCTGTGATACCATGCGCATCAAGTTTGCGGGGCGCACAGCGCACTACGAAACTTCGGGCGAAAGAGGGTTCAAGCTGTTTTCCATCTCGTATGTAACTGAACAGGGCGGTGATATCTGATGGCAAACTGGAATTTTGATCCGCGTATCAGCGCCAATTCGCAAGACCCTGAGGTTCGGCAGCTGCAGCAGGCGATGATGGACTTAACGCGCTTGCTGCGCGTGACCATGCGCGAGCTGGACGCGGAAAACATCGCGCCCGACTTTTTACCCGACATTCAAAACGGCAAGAAGGGTGAGGTTCAAATCGTAAAAAACAAAGCTCCCAACGCTTACTTCGGTAACGACGGGGAGCTTTTTAAGGTTATCGATCCTGTGGGCGGCGGCTCGGGCGATGCGTTATCCCACATGCCTGTGGGTTATGTGTATATCTCCACAGACTCCACCAGCCCGCAAGTTTTATTCGGCGGCACATGGGAACGCATTGCAGGACGATTCCTGCTGGCAGCAGATGACACCTATACTGCGGGATCTACGGGCGGTGAAGCCACGCATGTATTGACGGAGGCAGAAATGCCAAAGCACCGCCACAGCATTACCGCAAGAGCGGCGAATGGTTCTGCGTCGGTACAGGTTGAAAGCTATGCAAGCGGTGACAGCGCACGCACCCCATACACAAACTATGCAGGCAGCAGCGCGGCACATAACAACATGCCGCCTTATCTTTCTGTTTACATGTGGAGGCGCACGGCATAAAGAAAAGGAGATGATTATATGGCGACTTACAGAGTGGGTTCCAGCGGCGCGGGTGTACGCGAACTGCAGGAGCTTTTGAATCAAAACGGCGCGAACATTACCGTAGACGGCGAATATGGAGGGGAAACCGAAGGCGCAGTGCGCCAGTATCAGCAGAACAACGGCCTTGCAGTGGACGGTATCGCAGGCGACGAGACCTTTAACTCTCTTCGCAGTGGCAGTACAACTTCCGCTGACGGTGCAGTGAAGACCCCGCAGACTTCCGCTGAATGGCTGAAATACTACGAGACCAACAAGCCTGCCGACTACAGCAGCAGCTATCAGGGGCAGATTGTATCGACATGCGCGCTGATTGGAGCAGCGTTCTGGCCGTTGGGGCAGATATGGGTTCGCCCATAAAGCTCTTTTAGGCTTTGTTTGGTTGGGAGATGGAAAATTGGAGGGATAGAAAATGTTGGGGGATGGAAAGTGGAAGGATAGAAGAGGTAAATAAGG